CCGGTTCTATAGGTTCTGGAATGGTATCAATGGGATAATATGAATCCGATAGGACTTACATTGCCACTACAAATTGGTAGAAATGGATATTTTGAACAAAGTTATGATACTTTGACTCAAGTAAAAGCCAATATTACTAATTTGTTAAGAACAAAAAAGGGTGAAAGACGAATGAATCCCAATTTTGGTTCTGGTTTACAAGAATATCTATTTGAACAAAATATTATAGATTCTCCTGATATAGTCAAACAAATTATTACGGATGAAATCAATAATTATGTTCCAGGTGTAACTGTAAATAAAGTGGATATTGGTATATCAAATCAAGAAAAAAATGAACTTACAGATAGTTATATATTATATATAAAAATACAATTTACGGTTAACAATCAAACAGATACACTTAATTTGACAGTTAATCAAAATAATATATAATTATGGCAGATACTATACAAAAGTCTTTTAATGGTTCCCGCAGAGAAATTAAATATCTCAATAGGGACTTTTCTTCTTTCAAATCATCTTTGATCGAATATTCAAAGACATATTTTCCAAGAACATACAAAGATTTTAGTGATGCATCTCCTGGTATGATGTTTATTGAAATGGCATCTTATATTGGCGATGTTCTTTCATATTATACAGATTATCAATTTAAAGAAAGTTTAATGCCATATGCAGAAGAAAGAAAGAATGTTCTTGCATTAGCAAACTATCTTGGATATAAAACAAAACCAACTAAATCTGCTACTACAAATATTGATTTATATCAATTAATACCTGCTACTAAAGATTCTAATAACAATTATATTCCAGACAACAATTATGCTCTTAAAATAAGAGAATATATGGAAGTTTCTAATGAAAGTGGCGTTAGTTTTATCACAACTGATCCTGTTGATTTTTCTCTTGATAGTAAATTTTCTCCTAGAGAAGTAACTGTTTACTCAAGAGATGATTATGGAGTACCACAATTTTTCTTATTGAAGAAGTCAACAAAAGTTATTGCTGGAAAAATTACAACCGCATCATTTACTGTGGGTACATCAGTTCCATTTTATAAAATATCATTATCTGAAAATAATGTTATTGATATAATAGATGTAAAAGATAGTGATAACAATAGATGGTATGAAGTTGATTATTTAGCACAAGATTTAGTATTCACTGAAACTGAAAACACGGAATTTACTAATGATAGTTATGTTCAATATTCATCTGAAGTTCCTAAGTTAATTAAAAGTTTTAAAACATCAAGAAAGTTTGTTGTAAATGTTACAGCTAACAATACAACATATCTTGAGTTTGGTGCTGGTACAGATGCAACTTCTGATGAAGTAATATATCCAAATTCAGAATTAATTGGGGTAGGATTACAAAATATCAGCAATTTGAATTTAAATTATGATACCAGCAAACTACTAAATTCAGAAACATTCGGTCAATCTCCTTCTAATACAGTATTGACCGTACAATATTTAATTGGTGGCGGTTTAGTATCTAATTCGCCATCTGATACAATTAAAAATATATCTTCTGTAACATATCTAAATGATACTACAGGATTAACACCATCCCAAAATTCACTATTAACTACTATAAAAAATTCATTGAGGATATCTAATCCAAATCCTGCAGTTGGTGGTCAAAATGAAGAAAGTGTGGAAGAAATAAGACAAAATGCTTTGGCTAATTTTGGTTCACAAAATAGAACTGTAACAGTAGATGATTATATTTCTAGAGTATATTCAATACCACCTAGATTTGGTTCTATTGCAAAAGTAATGGTGATACCAAATTCAGATTTGTCTATTTCAACCAATCAAACATTATTAAGTGGATTTGTAAATAATGATAATGAAACAACATTAATTAATAATAGTCTAGAAAATAACTTTAGAAAAGTAAATTTTGATGTATCAAATCCATTTAGTTTAAATTTATATGTTTTGAGCTATAATTCAAACAAAAATTTGACTCAAATTAACGACGCTTTAGTTTATAATATCAGACAATATCTACAAAAATATAAGATTATTTCAGATAGTATTAATATAATAGATGGATATATTATTAATATTGGTGTAGATTTTAAAATTTTAGTTTATAATAATTTTAATAAAAAAGAAGTTTTAGATCAATGTCTCCAAAAAGCTAAAGATTTCTTTAATGTTGATAAATGGTATTTTAATCAACCAATTAATATAAATCAATTTGAATTGGAATTGGCTAAAATTGAAGGTGTACAATCTGTTGCCGAAGTAAAATTTAAAAATCTTACACAAAATGATGGAGATTATTCACCGCATGAATATAATTTGTCCGAAGCAACACATAATAAGATTATATATCCATCATTAGATCCGTCCGTATTTGAAGTAAAATATCCAGATAATGATATCAGAGGTGCAGTAATTTAATAAATTTATCATTAAAAGTCTTATAAATTTCATACTTATATTTATATAATAGAGTATGCACACATTTATATTTCCAAAACAAGACACATTCATAACTAATGAAACTGGTTATGCCGATAAAAATTTTGGAATTGACGAAATTTTAGAATTAAAAGCACAAAATCAATTAGTAAGTAATGTAACTTTTTACAGTTCAGCAAGTCTTTCTGGTAGTTACTCAACTTTTGATGTATTGAATTACACAGGAAGTATTTCTGGAAGTTATATATCAGGAGCCGCAGAATCATCAAACATATATGTTAGTGGATCATCACAATTCAGATCAACTAATTATAATGGATATGTATCAGGAACATATGGTGCAGGTATATCAATAACATCAAGTTTAACTAATTATAATGGTCCAGTAACAGGTAGTATTAGTGGAAGTATAGTAGGATCTTTCACTGGTTCAATTTTCTTTGCTAGTGGATCTTTAACTAATTTTGATGGTTGTATAAATGGAACATTACAAGGTACACAAAGCGTATATGATCCAATTACAAATTTTACAAATGATCCCGAATTTAGTAGAATTTTGATTCAATTCGATTTAACTTCGATTTCAAGTTCTCTTTTGTCGGGAGATATAAATAATGGATCTAAATTTTTCTTAAAATTAAAAGCATCTTCTACAAGTGAAGTGCCATTGGATTATAAAATATATGCATATCCAGTTAGCAAGAGTTGGGATATGGGTACAGGAAGATATGATACTGAAGGATTAGGTAGTTTTGGTGCTAGTTGGTATTATAATACTACACAGAATACATCTAGTTTATGGTACAGTCCAACCGCATCTTCAGTTACATATAATTTCAGTGATTATTTATTGACATCAAGTTTGGGATCATCTTCATTCCAAAATGGTGGAGCTACTTGGTTTTATAATGTACCTTCAACATATTCGCAACCAACATCAAATACATCATCATCTTTTTATAACACTTTAAGTTCGTCTGTTTATATATCTTCGTTTTGTTCGTCGTCATTAAGTGGCAGTTCATTAATATGTTCACAATCATATTCTTATAGTACTTCTGATATTTATATGGATGTTACACCAATTGTTAAAGGTTGGATATGTGGATGTGTACCAAATAATGGATTTATTTTAATTAGTTCACTTGAATTGATTCAATCAAATGATATAAATTCTAGTATTAGATTCTTTAGTAAGGAAACAAATACAATTTATCAACCATATTTGGATGTAAAATGGGATGATAGTACATATTCATCAGGCAGTTTAATACCATTAACAGGATTTAATCCATATACAGTAGTTGTTAAGAATGTGGGTAGAGAGTATAAATTTGGAAGTATACCTCGTATAAACATATTTGCGAGAGAAAAGGCACCACTAAAGAACTTTGTTAAAGGATATCAACAAAGTCAATATTTAAGTTCTAGTTTGTTACCTTCTGATTCTTATTATGCTATTAAAGATAATGAGAGTGAAAATTTCGTAATTGATTTTGATGATTATACAAAATTAAGCTGTGATGGTGTAATTCATTATTTTAGATTGGATACAACTGGTTTACCTGTAGAAAGATATTACAGAATTTTAATAAAAACGGAAATTAATGGTGAAACTATAATATTTGATAACGGAAACATATTTAAAGTATCAAGATGAGTATACAATCACAAATTAATGATTTTTTATTGACAGGCCAATTCACTAATAATATTGATGAATTTGGTAATGTAAACTTATATGTTAGTTCAAGTGAAGCAAATGAACAATACATTGTATTTCCATTAATAAATTTTAATTATAAAAAAGATGAAATTGAAAATTTGTATGATGTAAATATCACTGAAATACAAACAGAAACTGTTGTTCAAAAACAAGTATTGGATCAAACATTCTTAAACGAATATAATAAAGTATTAAGTGAAAATCAAGATTTGAAGGAAAGATTAAATCAATTAGTTGATGAAGTACAATCTGATCCTTCCAAATCACAATTAAGTGCGGCTAGAGATTTAATAGTAGAATTAAGAATTAAATTAAAACAAGGAACTAAATCTGAAGATTTTTCTGATCAATTTCCATTTAATTTAAAATCTGAAAATGAATAATTTATGGCATTTCCATTTCCAACAATATCATCAAATAGTGGATCACTAAATAGTGGTTCTTACTTTTTACAAAACGATTTGGATACATTTGTTGATGTACCATTTCAAGAATATTATTTTGGAAATTCTGAACAAGATATTATTGAATTTAGTGTATACGATATCGATGGTAACATCAATATATGGAAATACTTGCCGGTGTCAACAACATATACTGTATTAAATAAAACATACAAAGATGTTGACAATAACACACTAACTTATAATTACAAACAATACAATAGCAGTTATACTATTTCATTCAATAAAAATATATTATTAAGTACACTCCAAGATTTTTCCGGTTCAAATATTAATTCCGGCAACCATGTTGCAAGTTACAATTTTATAAGAAATGTTGCTGGCAATCCCGATTATCAACTTTATATCAAAGAAATTTCTCCAAGTAGACGAGAAATTAAACTTACACCTTCATTCAAATTAGATTTAACAAGTGAAGAAAATATACTTACAAATCTTCAATATCAATCATTTGCAAGAAAAGCAGTATTGATTAGAGATACGATTCCTTTGTTTAATTACTTTTTGGATTCATATCAAATTTATAAAAACAGCGATTCATTAATTA